CGCCGCAGAACGTCGCGGCGCCGATGACGTGATTGCCGAAAGTGCTCAGGCCGACCGAGACCGACAGCACATCGCGCTCGCTCTTGGCATCAGCCAGACGTCGGTCGAGACGGGCGTCGATTTCTTCGCTGTAGGGTTGGTCGCTGAAGGCTCGTACGGAAAAGCTGTACGGCGCACCGGGCGGTGTCTGTTCGTACCATGCGCGGATCTCGGGTCTTAACTGCAAACCCTTGGCGGCGTTTTCCAGCGCCTTGCGAGTGCCGGCCTGGCGCGCGGTGGGCCAGGCCAGTTCGACGGTCAGGCGCTTTTCTGCCTCCGGTGCGGCGGTGCTCCATTCAGCAACACCGCGATCCGCTGCCAGATACGGCAGAAAAGCGACCGGGGTTTCTGCGGGGTTCATCAGTTCGGGAAATGGCGGCGCGATGCGATCAAGCAGTGCGCCGAAGCCCAGATCCAGGCCGCGTTCGAGGGCCGAACTGTTCGCCGGCAACAATGTCGGGCGCTGAGTTTGCTCACTCATAGCGTCAGCACCTCAACCTCGACCGCCGTGCAATACGGCGCTTGAAACGCGCTGGTCACGATCGGCGTCAGCGGCTCGAGAATCTGCAATTGCACGGCGCCGGCACTGTGCAGCGTGTAGTCGATCCAGCTCGGATCGACCCGGCCTTCGAGGCGATGGCAACTGTCGGCGTAAGCCTGCAGTTGTTGTTGCGCGGCGACTTTGGTCAGGCCCGAATCGGGGCCGGAATTGATTTTGGCGACAACGCGAATCTTGTAGCGCTGAATGTCAGCAGCCTTGACCGTGACAAGGTCCGTTTCCGGTCGTACATCCGGTCGTGCGAAGTGCTGACGAACGCCGTCAAGCAATGTCGCGGAAGGCGTGCCATCGCCTTCGCGGGACAGCACCGTAACCTGCACTTCGCCCGGCGCGGTGCGTCGACCGTTACCATCCTTGACCTGTGCAGCGAGGCCGTCCGGGTCGAAGGTGTAAGTGACATTCACCACACCTGCCTCGGTGGATTCGACCTGCACTGTCGGACGCTCGCCGAGGGTGAAGACTTCGCGGCGATACTGCATCCGCGAACCGGCTGCCGGCGCATGGGGCGCCAGGTAATAACGCAAGCGAGCGTCGTCGTCGCTTTCATAAATCGCCGGCACCGGCGGGAATGCCGCCGGATCGCCCGGATCGAGCAACTGCCGTTCCAGGCCCATGTCCGCCAGCCGCGCATCGAGGTTGCTGCCCGTCGCCCACCACGCCAGCATCTGTTTGATGCGAGCGTTGTATTTGCGCTCGTGGGTTTGCAACCGCACGCAGAAAGCTTCAAGCGCCAGGGTCAGCAGTTCGCTTTCGTTGTCCAGGCTGGTCTTGAGTTTTGCGGCACTGTCCGGCGAGCGCGCACCGACGTATTCGATGACGAAAGCCTTGAACTCGGCGAGCAGATCTTCGAAGGCTTCAACGGTGATCAGCGCGGGTTCGGCCAATTGGTTCTGGCCAGGGATCAACATGCTCATGTCACGACCTCGAAGGTTTGTTGACGGTTTTTCCAGATGCCGGCGAAGCGCAACAGCAGACCGGCGCCCTGACGGCTGGCGACGATCACTTGCGGCTGAAAATCGCTGATCCCGTTCTGCACGTTATAGAACGCCTGCGCCGCATGGCTCTGGGCCAGAAGCAGGACGTCGTCGCCGAGGTTCTGCCCCAGCAGCGAGGGGATCAACGAGCCATACAGGGGCCTTTTTTGCCGGGTGCCGAGCGGCGTAGTCAGGGCCCGGGTCGCGCGCTGCACAAACTGCAGCCAGTCGTCGACCGTGGCCCCGCTGTCTCTATCGATTCCGATCATGGGAAACTCTTGAATCAGGGGCTGATGACGCGGCCCTGGTGATCGACCAATGGGCCGCTGAAGTGCACGCCCGAGGCGTCGATAGTCAGGCCGACGGCACCGAGTTGCAGGGTGATCAGTTGTGGTGTCATCGCTAACCGGGCCGGGCCGATGCTCAGCTCCAGCGATTCGCGTGAACCGCTGAAGGCTGCCGGGCCGTTTTGCCAGTGCAGAGTGTGCGAGGCGTCGTCGTAACCGCTTTCGCTGCCGTCCTGATGTACTCGACGGGTCAGCGTTGGCACGGTGGAGGCTGGCGGAAAGCGGTCGCTGTTCAAGCCGAACAACGCCACGCTCTGTGCGCCGCTTTCGCCGCTGCCGTAGTTGAACAACAGACACTGCTCACCCACGGTCGGAATCCGCGACTCACTCTGCGCACCGGCACTCGGATTGAAAAACTTGATGGCTGGCGTGAGCAAGCCACCGTGACTGACCTGACAGGTGTTGCTCGCAGCGTCGACGGTCTGGCAAATGCCGATGCGGCAAAAGCTTTCGGCGCGGCGGTGCAGGTCGTCGATTTCGGCTTCCATTTCGGCCAGGCGCTCGATGATCGGGCCGAGTTGCATGCGCAGTAATGCATCGAACATTGGTCAGGCCTCCAGCGCGGTGTACTGGTCGGGGTCGTCGATGTTGCTGACTTCCCAGGTGCGAGCGAATTTCGGCGTACCCAGCGGATCATCGAGCAAGGTCGGGCCGAGGTAGAGGGTCTGGTTGAACGTCAGGGTCCAGGCCTTGTATTGCTGGTCGGCGCGGATGAGCATGGACGGCAAACCATCCATGTTCATCGGCAGATCGCATTGATCGCCCGGCAGGCTCCAGCGATTGTCGGTGATCAGAGTCTTCAGTACAGCGATCAAATCGCAGGCGGCAAAGGCACTGGCCGATAGCGCCGGTACAACTTGCAGCGACAACGTCAGAACATGAGCGATACGCCCATCTGCGGCACGCTGTCCTGATGCATTTCGGTCGAAGTCGATCAACACCCAAGCCTGATCGCCCGGTGCAGTGAAATCATCGTGATTGCCGACATTGATGTTGAGCCCGGCAGTGTTGCGCAGCGTCGTCGCGATGGCTGTGAACAGTTGCGACGGCTGCTGGATCGGTGTGGGCATACATGACCTCCTTTTCAATCGTCCACGCGCAACCCTGCCGCCCAAAGGGCGGCACGAATCACATTTGAGGTTAAGGCTGGTCGCGGGGTGGCACTTCGCAGACGCCGATGCGTTTGGCGGCCCAGCGTTCGTACAGTCCGATGGCCACATCAGCCCCGGCCATTGCGGTGAGGCAGCCGAAGGCGCCAGCGGCCCAAATCGACATGCCAGCGGCGTACAGCAGCATGATTGCCGACACGCCGCAGATCATGCAGGCGCCAGAACGCAATGCCAGACGCCGCAGCAATGACCAGCCACGGGCGCCCTCCTTGTCGGCACGCCACATTTCGCCGGACACCCCGCCCACTACGGCGAGAAGGATGACCAGCCAGATCGGCATGTCGGCCAACGCTTGTTGCTCGTTTGTCATGTCACGCCTCCTGGTGTGATGGATGAGTGGTGTGTGTTGGGTTCAATCGATTTCTCTTGAGGTAGGCATTCCGAAAAGCCCGGCGCGGCGGCCGGGCTTTTCAGTAATGCGCTCCCGCTTTCGCACTGCTAATCGTCGCAGTGTCAGAAGGGAATCACTGGCCAGTTGATCGTGGAAGGGTAACCCGGTTGATTTTCCACTTCGGTGAGGGCGACGAAGTACTGTTTATAGGCAAGCAAGCTCGCCTCCTCAGCGGACGTCGCAACACCCAGATCATGCTTGTAATGAAGAGGATGGAAAGTCAGCCATTGAATGGCGTTATCCAGTTCCATGCGAATACGCGCACTCGTGATCACAACATGATCTTCGTAGGTCGGTTCAACAAAAACAAATACACCGGTGCCGTCCGGCTGCCACGACTGCAACGCCTTCCAGCCGACCTGAACCGCTGTATTACCTGTTGCATCAACCCATATGCCCGCCACCCCTTCGACGGGCGTAGTTGGAAATCCACTCTCCGTATCCAGGATCTGGATGACCTGTGGAAAGTGGGTGTTGTAGATGTCGCCTATATAGACGTATCGATTCATTTTCATTTCCTTAGAGGTTCAAGGCTGCAGTGAGGTCTGCCAACCTGTCGTTCAGCCGTATTTGTGGCGCGTTGAGGCCAGAGGCAGGTAATCCAAAAAGCCCGGCGTTGAGGCCGGGCTTTTCAGTAATGCGCTCCTTCGCCTTCCTTCAAATCCTGTGTTCAAGAAGGAAGCTGACTTTTCGGCGCTACTGGCGCGGTACGAGTCCATTCAAATTGTTTTTCCGACCGCGGTCCCTGC